CCCCCCCCTCGTCACCTTAACTCATGATGGCGTATACAACATGGACTGCATAGCTGGTATGCAGATGATCCCGGCTGAATCGGTAGACCTCATTGTCACTGACCCTCCATATCTGATTGACTATGCAAGCAATCGCCGGAAGGACAAGACACATGATTTTTGTACGGCAATTCAGGGTGATTCCAACCCTGAATTGATCCGGGATTACATGCGTGAGTGCTATCGGATTTTGAAAAATAATCACGCTGCATACGTGTTTTGTAGCTCAAAAACGCTGGAATTTTTCAAGAAAGCGGCCTCTGATGCGGGTTTTCTTACCAAAAATACGATTATTTGGGTAAAGAACAGTTGGACGGCTGGTGACTTGAAAGCTCAATTTGGACAGCAGTATGAACCGATTCTTCTGCTGAACAAAGGACGTGCGCCGTTTAACGGCGGCAGGATTACCGACGTATGGCAGTTTGACCGCGTGGCCGGAAAAGCGCAGCTCCATCAAAACCAGAAGCCTCTTCCCCTGATTGAACAGTGTATTGAGAAACACAGCAATGAGGGTGACATGGTGTTCGATGGATTTATGGGCAGCGGGACAACGGCGGTGGCGGCTACACGACTCGGACGTCAGTTCCTTGGCTTTGAGATCGAGCCGAAGTATTTTGACATCATTCACGACAGATTGAAAGAGGTGAGATGCAATGAATCGTGCTGAACGTGTCGCAGACCCCGAATCTTCCTTTGACGGTGGATACCATATCGCGGCCCAACAGAAACATGCTGAACGTGTCGCAAAAACCCCTGACCGCATTGCCTATGCGATCAAACAGCTTGAAGAGCATGGCATCGAATATAAGCTGAAGAATCCGACTACGGGACATTTTCATTGCCGCCGTAAATCGGACGATCAGTTGATTCAGTTTTGGGCAGGAACAGGAAAGATTCTCGGCTTTGATGACCGGCGCGGAATCCATGCTTTGGTCGCTATGCTGAACGATATTTGAAAGAGGTGGTTGACCATGAAGATACCTAATACCGTGCGTATCTCCGGTGTGGATTACGCAGTGACATTCGTGTCGAATTTGAACGACGGTGAAAAGATGCTGGATGGATGTGTCGATTACAACATGTCCACCATCTCCCTTAATTCTGACACCGTGGGTTATCAGCGGCAGTGCATCGTGCTGTGGCATGAGATCCTGCATGCGCTGATTGAGAACTCTTGCGTTAAGCTGGACATGGAGAAAGAAGAGGAAATTGTAGAAGCTCTCTCTCGTGGCATCTACGGTGTGTTGCAGGATAACGGTGGTGCGTTCTTTGATCTTGTCAAACCCAGTGAACCTACACCGGCGGGAACATGATCTGACGGTGACGCCCGGAGGGATTTCCGATGTACACGGACGAACCGAAACCTTGGGAAGATCTGCGTAACGCAGTCGTTCTAAGCGCAGTATTCGATTACAAGAAACTACTGCGAAAACGCGAAAAAATCACATTAAATTGCTCAGTTTACGCACAAAAGAATGAAATTTGCGCGAAAATTGCAGCTTTAGAGAAGTTTTTTACTTCTAATTACTTTTTCGATCTTGCCGGGATCAACGGCAGACGAGTGATTCTACATGTACAGGAGGTCATAGCAAATGAACAGAAAAGAAGTTCTGGCAAACGCCAATAAGTGCGTGAATGGGGATCGTGAACAGGATTACGGCTCCCCGGAGAACAATTTCAGAACCATTGCCGCGATGTGGAATGCTTATCTTGGCAATAAGACCGGCGCGGCGAGGGGCGTTGCGCCGGTTGCGCTCGACGCCAAAGACGTTGCCGCGATGCTTTGTCTGCTGAAAGTGGCCCGTATCTCCTCCGGCCATGCAAAGGCTGATAACTGGATCGACCTTGCCGGTTATGCCGCGTGCGGCGGTGAGCTGGAAACCGACAATGCTGCCCCGCAGAAAGCGTGCGCGCCTACGCAGGTTCAGCAGACGCACAACGTAGTTCCTGCGTATCGTAGGCAGTCTACGGGAGGTGCTGAACGTGTGTAACACTGGAAGCACCATTAACCGCGAACAGTGGAAAAGAGGCGGCGATTGCCGCCTCTGCCGTCGTCAGCCGTATTGCAAAAAGCAGTGTACGGCACATAAGCAGAGAACCGAAAACTTGATGGGCCAAATCATTGCGCGCAGTCTGGTGCAGACCCTTATGCGTAAGCCTACCGAAAAGAAAGAAGGTACTACCGATGATTCTGTCTGATAAGCGAATCCGTGAAGAGCTGTTCAACAAAGGCCGTATCAAGCATGCGGAAATCCGGCAGCTCAATCCTGCGAGTTTTAACCTGTGCCTCGGCAATAGTTTCGCCGTGCCGAAGCGTAAGTGGTTTGGTGTAGCCTTGGGCGATTCGATGGAGTACAAGCATGTGTACCTTGAGAAATATCGCTGCCCGGTCTTTAAGCTGCGCCCCGGTCAGTTTGTTCTTGCTACGACGCAAGAATGGGTTGACATCCCCGATAACCTGTCTGCTTTTGTTCAGGGACGATCTTCTATTGGTCGCGCGGGCCTGAGTGTGCAGAATGCGGGTTTTGTTGATCCGGGATTCCACGGGCATATCACGCTTGAACTCAAGAATGAGACGAAGAACACGATCATTCTGAAACCGGGTTACCCTGTCACGCAGTTGGTGTTCATGGATACGTCCGACGTAGAACTCCCCTACATGGGCAAGTATCTCGATCAGGTTCTTGCAACTGGCAGTCGTATGGATCAAGACCCGGACTGCTATAAGTGAGGATACCTCGATGACAGAAAGCGAATTCGATACTTTGTTTCGGCTTTTATGTAAGCTCCAGACGCAGCATGCCCCTTGTCACAATGGCGGTTGCGTTGGATATTGTTTGTGCGAATTCTGCGTGTACGGTGCGTATGGAAGCGTGTGTGCGATTGATGTTGTAAGAGAACAAGCTGAAACCGAATACAACAAGCAGTACAAAAAGTAAATTTAGCCTATTATTTTTAGATTATTGTCGCATTTTCTGTTGACAGACTAAAAATAATAGGCTATAATTTTACCCATAAGCGGACATTCGGGACAGAAATCCCTTGTCCGCATGGGAAAATCAGGAAATCGTGTCAAGTTCGCTATCTAACCAAATTAGATCGGAGGATTACCAAATGCCCAACTATGAAGCGTATCTGACCCTCGCAAAGATTACCCTGTGCGTTCTCGCTGCTATCGGCTGTGTGCTTGTCCTGCTGATGTTCTTCTTGGTCGTCCTCAAGAGCGTGTCCGCGAATTCCGCAAGCCGCCTCTTGATCTGCTGACGGTTGAGGACATCCGCGAAGTGCTGAGATTGAAGGAGGAAGTTGACAATGCATGACATTCTCGTAAAGGCGGCAATCATCATCTTCCTTGTCATTCCGCTTATCGGCATGACGGCAGCATTCTTTATTTCTGCGATGTGCATGCAGATTAAGGACGACATCAAGCAAGCGGAGGTGAAAGCGAATGAAGCACGCAATGCTGGATGCCGCGTGTCGCGCCGCGCGCAAGCGGCAGGACGAGCTTGATAGAGTCTGCGAGGGTTGTATGGGACGTCCTGAGCACGATCCTCTGAAAGACTGCCCGGATTGTTACGTCCGCGCAGAGTACGATGAGGCTGAAAGAACCATTGCCGATTGTGAGCGTGAAAGACGCCGCGCATACGACAAGGAAAGGAGCAAAGCGCCATGAGCGATGATGTGAAGAACGTCCCCATCCGCGTTGAGGTTCCCGAAACGACGGAGTACATGCTCGTCATGGTGGCCTACAAGGATGCAAACGGCGAGGATAAAACCGAAACCCTGAATGTTGAAGGGATCAAGGATATTATTGCCGGGTACAAGCAGAGAAGGAGGGCTATCAATTGATTAAAAATCGAAATGCGGCCCGGGAGCTGTTCCGCGATTGCGACTTTACCTATTCCGACATTGATTATACGAAGTTGGAATATCTCGTTCTTCTGATTAACCAGAAGTTCAACGAAATCAACATTCGCAGAATCAACGCCATGTTTGGTATCGGCGATCCGATGCATACGGCGATTGATCCGGTCAAGGAGCCTCCCTACTGGAAGCACGCAAAGATCAGTTATTCGCAGTTTGATCGTGACGGCGCTCTCAAGATTGCCTACATCGTATCAACTGGCGGTCACTTTTCCTGTAGAGAAGTCATCAGCTTTTCCAGAAACGGATTCATCGCCTTTGCAGGTGAATCCAGTGACCGGAATACAAGGCCGGTGCTTGATGCTTTTGAGGAATGGATCAGGTGGATGCGCGAAATCAAACGACGTGAAGGAATGGGGTGGATTTGATGAAAAACAAAGTGACCCTGACAATTACCTCAAAGGGATTTAAGGTCGAAGCAGTGCTTGATGGTGAGAGGTACGTGCGAAACATGCGCAAAAAGCGTCACGGAATCTATGTTGAAGCAAACAGCCCCCATCCCGACATTGAGGCAATGGATGACATCGACGGAGCATTTTCTGATGAAATCAGCGATCTTCTTGTGCCTGCGTCTGGTATTTCGGAACTGTTGGCCGATTTTGAGGAGATGAACGAATGAGCAGAGATTACGTCAATGTTGATGGTGTTCTTTATAAGGTTGGTCAGCGGGTGTACCTGCTGGACTACCTTAAAAGAAGCGATCTGAAAATCCGCACGGGCTGTGTTGAGTCAATCGGAACAAAGTATATCACAGTGAAAATTGATTGGGGTACGACAAAATTTGATTTGACCAATGCCCTCAAAGAGAAAACGGAATACACGGCTCAGTATATTCTTTATCCGAGTAAGGAAGCTGCGATTGACGCCATTGAACACGATGAGCTGATGAGTCTCTTGCAAAGACGCCTTGATCTTATGCGATTCTCAAAGCTCCGGCCTTCTTGCACGATTGAGGCTCTTAGAGAGGCATGTCAGTTGCTTGGCATCGGTGCAGCGAATGACCTGCGAAAGAATCTGGAGGAACGATATGGAATCAAAGCAGAACCAAATCAAGGCCCTTAAATTCGCCTATCAGATTGTTACTGATAAGCGAAATGCGAATCGCTATGCCGATGTGTTTTTGACCGGCAAGACCGATACAACGGTGTTTAGCTACGTCGATATGTGCAAGGGCATGGGTGCGCTGTATGCCGAACTCACGAAGCCACTCCAGCCGATGACCCTTGAAGAGGCCGAGTATCTTGATCCTGACTACAAGGCCGAGGGCGGTATCCCGGTCTATGTGGAACGGCTGGAAGGTGGAAGCAAATGGGCATTGCCGGTACTGCTGGACTTCCCCGGGAAGGAGTACGGGCAGACGTGGCGCTGTTGGAAGAGGAAACCTACACCGGAGGAAAGCAAAGCTGTCCCGTGGGAGGAAAGAACCTATGAATAAGAAGCCTGTTTGCCCGTATTGCAGCGGTGCGATGCGCATTGTGGTTTGCGATGATGAGGGCAATATCAAGAGCGATCCTGAAACCTATCTGAAAAACCCGTGGTCTGGTTTGACCTATGGAATCCAGCATGATCTAAAAGACGTGCCGGAGGGCTATTCCTGCCCCATAGCATCCTTTGATGAGGATAACCGGCTCATGGGTACACGGCTTTACGACACCGAAAACGGCGCATACAATGCGCTGTTTCAGCAGGCTCCCCGCTTCCTGCAAAAGCCTCTTGAAATCAATCAGATTTTCAGACAGCAAGGCGTGTTCATCGAAACGGTGGTTGGTGTTCATTCCTCGGTATGCTATCCGGCGCTCTTTGTTCCATACGAGCAGGACGCTCCGTTTCCCTCTGGAACGTCGGAGATGACCGGGCATTACTGTTACAGGACGTTCGGCAATGCTAACAAATACACGGTGGCTGGAAGCGAATACGGCAAATCGTGGCGTTGTTGGAAATCGTGTCCGACATTCAACGAAAGGGTACATGCCGGATGGATGAACAATCCGTACGATGATGAGGTGGCTAATGAAAAAGCAGCGCTGGATCGTATTTCTGCACAAAGGGAAGGAGCTTCTGCGAATAACCCATAAGGGCTACGTTCCCGGTGAAATCGGCAACACCATTAAACTGCTTTCGTGGGAGCGCGGAATCGTAGAAGCTGAGATTGAGGTTAAGGAGGTATTCGGGTGATCCAAGTTATTTGCGATAGATGCAACAAAAACTGTTGCAGAAGCGCCTATGTGGTTACGGTTGAAGTGATTCACAATCCAACGCCTATTTACCCCACGGATAAAGGAAACATCAAGATCACAGATACCCATACCACCATGAAAATGTGCCTCTGTGAAGATTGCTATGGAGAGATGGGCTTCCCCAATATCTACATGTTTGAAGATTCCGGTGAAATGAAATTCAAGGAGAACAAGGATGAAACGTGAGATCTTGTTTCAAGGCAAACGCCTTGATGATGGCCGATGGGTTGATGGATTTTACGTCCAGCATTGGGTAAAACACTGCAATCTTCATGTTCAGGAATTTAAGGATGCGTTTCTCAAGCACTACATCATGCGCGACGGAAACGTACATGTGCGCGGTGCGGAGCCTCCGTGGGTTCCCGTTGAGGTTGATCCTAATACTGTTCGACAGTATAGCGGGTACAACGACAAGGATACCAGAAGGATTTTTGAGGGCGACATCGTGTGCGTAGATAATGACGGCGGTAACGGACACGACTTGCTGCTTGTCGCGTTTGAATGTGGCCGCTGGGAAGTTCAAGCGTATACCGCTATTGAATTCATGCTGGAAAACGGATGGTCTAAAACGGAGGTTCCCTTTGATCGTCTCGCGCTCGACATGCTGTGTGTTTTCGGCAACAGGTGCGATTGCAGTGTTATCGGAAACATCTATGATCTGCCAACGAAGAAAACCCCTGAAATCAAAATGGAGGTAGCCCATGAAGATTCTTAGTACCGGCCTTGTCCATGATTCGTATGAGCTTAGAAAGCTGATTGCCGAAAACCCTGACCTGCCTATCGTTGTGCTTGCTGGCGAAGAAGCGAACAACTGTGGTGATTACTATTGGATGTACTGTTCTGAGGTCAGCGCAAGCCTTGATGAGATCCTTGATACCACTACCCCCTACAATGAAGAAAAGGTGTTCACTGATAGGGTGGAATTTAAGGAAGCTGTCAGCGATCATCTGATAAATGATGAAACTGAAAAGCTCTCCGACGCTGAGTTTGACGCGCTGGTTGAAGCTGAGGTTGCCAAGTATGATCCATACTGGCGCAAGGTCATCGCAATTTGGGCAACCAACTGATGGAGGTGAGCTGCTATGTGCGATCAGTGCTGTGCAACCTGTCTCCACTATGAAATCATGTATTGCGAATGTACATGCGATTCTCAGCCCCAAGGTGACATTATCAAGAACCCTGATGATGGCGCTGACTGTGAATTCTATCAGGAGGATGAACGTGATTAACCTCTGTGGGTGTAAGTATGCGAAGGTCGAAAATGACGGTGGCCGAAGCGAGACGTGGTATTACATCTGCCGGCTACACGGACAGATGACCGATCCGCGATTTTGCAGCGGATGCCCGAACAAAGATGATGGGAAGGTGAAGAAAGATGAAGCATTGGAAAGGAAACATTGATTCCTTTATCTGTCCGGTGTGTGGTCTGGAAGTCAGCAATCCGCGAAACTATCCCAATTGCGCGTGTCCTCGTTGCGGGTTCCAAGACTTGCGTGATGCTAAGGAATACCACAGCATCATCTTTCTTCTTTCCCGCGCAGGTGTGATCCCTCCCGCCAAAGCGCAGAAGTACGTGATCCGCGTCGGAGGCCGTTCTGGAGGCAAGACGCTGCAACAACATCAGCTCCAGTTTGATTATCTGATTGACATCATCGCAAAGCTCTCCGGCGCGCTTGAGAAGGTTCTTGATGAACGGGATCAACTGATTGAAGATGTTCGCGGAATGCGCAGTGTGTGCGAGATCTGCAAGTACGCTAATGTCGCTCACGACGAAGAACCTTGTGAGTCATGCGGTCTTTCTTCTAAGAAGAGAAAGTATTTCATGTGGCGTGGTACGCAGGAAAAGGAGGAAGCAAAGTGATTACGGGCCTTTGCCCCTTCTGCTCCCATGATTCGATCCTTGTCACAGATGGAAACATTCACGACAAAGGGCAAGTGATGTATCAGAGCTATTGTAATTGCGGTTTTTCGACTCCGTGGCGTAAGACTACAAGCGAGGTTCGCAAGGATATGCGTTGGATTATGTCTGCTGTTGCTTTGAAGGAGGATAAGCGGTGTGTTCGGTCTGGTAAGCAAAAAGCGACTTCTGAAAGAGATGCTTAGCATCAAAGATTCGCATTTAGGCGTAAAACTCGGTCAGAAATACGGTAAGAATCTATCCGAGGAACAGATGATTAAAAATCTGTATTATCAAGGCATTGAAGATGGTGCTGATAGTTTTTTCAATTCTATGTGCGTCAGGTTTGGATTGAGAAATGGAGGCTTGCATGGATAGAGATAAAATCTGTTGCCCCGAATGCGGCCATGAATTGGTATACGAAGTGCTCTGTCAGTATGGAATCATCCACAAAGTGAATCCCGACGGAAGGGTACAGAAACAGCATAGAAAGGTTGATTACGGCAGCACGGATGACGTATTGCTGTACTGCCCCAGATGTTATTGGCGTTGTAATGATTTCGCTTCTGACGGCAACACAGTGAAGGTCAACTATGACAACGAAGGATAAGCTGCTGCTGACCGTTGCCGTTGTTCTGCTGAGTGTCAGCAACAAACTCATGGAGTTATCTTTCCGGCTGGCAAGAAAAGCGGGCATTCTATTGGTGATGCGGAAGGAACTCAGGCAGATAGAGAGGATGGATGCGAATGGTTAAACCTACACCTTGCCCGATATGCGGTCGAATCAATAATCGGGAATACGTGTTTCTGGAATATTGGGTGCAAGAGGAATATTACTACTGCGAAGCATGCGGGTATTATTCTGAGATGTGCGCAAGCCCCACGTATACAGGATTCACCCTCCAAGCTGATAAGTCTTTCCGGCTCTGCAATATCAAATCCCTTTTCACCCAAATCTACCTGCTGGTTAAGCATTGGAACAAAGCATGGCCTATTATTCGGAACAATGCGTCGATCATTGTTCGCAAATGGTTAGGAATCAAAAGCCCAAGTGGGCGTTACTGATGAAAGGAAAGTGATTCATATGAAAAAGCTGAAAGTGAAGCGTCCCCTCAAGCCGGGTGACAAGGTTGTCATGAACAACAAGTACCGCGTTCTGGAGAAGAACAAGGGCGTCATCTGGACGGTTGCATCGGAGCCGTGGGACGTGTGCGGCTCTACGGTGGTCAAGCTGGAAGGTAAAACCGGCAGTTACGCCGTGGATGGCCTTGATCTGGTTGAGGAGGCGAAGAGTAATGCGTGAGGACGATCTTGTTCATTGCCCCTTCTGCCACAGTCAGAAAGTCAATTTGGGCATTAAGCAAACCGGCAATAAGTCGAAAGGCCGGGTGCGTGTAACCGTGTCCATGCGGTGCGGCGCGTGTCACGCACGCGGCCCGTCGGTTGGCAAGGATAACCCCACTGCGCAGGATAGAGAAATCATGCGTATGCAGGCAAGAACCCTTTGGAATACGAGGTGATTCAGGATGGCAACAGCGTATGAGAATCTGTCTGTGAATCTGCAAAGGCACAAAGATCATGTCAATCAGATGATTACCGGAATGGTGAACGGTATGCGCAGTGACGTAGCGGCTCCCGGCGCGATTGTCCGGCACTTCAAAGGTAAGCTGTACAAGGTGCTTTGCACGGCTGTTCATACCGAGACGGCTGAGGAAGTGGTGGTCTATCAGGCCCTTTACCCGCCGTTCGTTACATACGCAAGACCCAAGGAAATGTTCTTGTCCAAGGTGGATGAGGAAAAGTACCCGGAGCACGCTGGCGAATGGCGGCTGAGGCTGGCAACGCCGGAAGAGATTCGAGGATGTGAAAAGAATGCGAGTAGTCCGATGCCCTAAATGCGGTTCTACGATCTGCACGGACGACGCTCTTTTGCGGGAGCTGACGGAAGCGATTGACGCGCAAACCCGGCGCGCTAATCGCTCCCGCAATCCCGGAGAGAGAGCCGCGATCATGACGGAAGTTGCGAATCTGCGTTCGATGTACAAGCAGTATATGCACCATCTGACGTCTGCCGAGCATGCGAAAGTCATTACCCCGACGATCCTGCGTGACCTGCGCAGACACATTCTCAGCAAGGGCCTGATGACTGAGGCCGAGCTGGATGTGATCTACAGAGGTGCGGAAGCAAGCGCCCGTGCAAGGCTTGAACAGGAAAGCAAGGAGATTCAGCGTCTATACGGCGATTTCCGCACGATGAGCAACCGTGCGGCCCCTGACCCGACAGCCGACAAAGCTCTACGGCACTGCCGATAATATCCCAAGAAGGATGATGTTTTTATGATTCACGATAGGCAAATCCTGATTTCAACAGGTAACAGCCGAAAAGACGTCAACTGGCGCGCCGAAACGCTCAAGGTGTCCGAGCTGTATGACCGTCTGCGTACTCCTTCACGCGGCACTGAGACGCTGGCAGAGTACATGCAGATGAAGAAGTCGGAACAGGCGATACTCAAGGACGTCGGCGGCTTTGTGGCTGGTAGTCTGAACGGCGGCAGACGTAAGACGCAGAACGTGTTGGGCCGTGATGTTATCACGCTGGATTTTGATAACTGTCCCGCATGGAGCGCTGACGTCATCAAAGGCAAGCTGGATATGTCCGGTTACGGTTACGCGGTGTACCCGACGCGCAAGAGCGTGGATAACGCGCCCCGTCTGCGTGTTCTGGTTCCGACGGATAGAACCATGACCCCGGATGAGTACGAGCCGTGTGCGCGCCGTGTGGCTGAAATGATCGGCATTTCAATGGCTGACCCCACGACGTTTGAGGTTGCCCGTCTGATGTACTGGCCGAGCTGCTGTGCTGACAGCAACTACTTCTTGTGGACTGCTGACGCCCCGTTCGCGTCCGTGGATGCGCTTCTCGGTACGTACGCCGATTGGCATGATTTCAGAAGTTGG